CAAGATAATACAGTTTATAATGACGAGCAAAAGAACTGGATTCTTTCAACACTTGGTTTTGATACTATAGATGAAGACTTAGAAAAAAAGGTTGATAAAATAAGAAATACATTAATAACAGACATTGCTGGGCCTACGCATAAAAGCGTTGTTGGACCGTCAAATGACACTGTAGATAAACAAATTGAAATAGGAAACTTTATTAACAGCCTTTCTACTCAAGATCTTGAAATATTTTACACAATTAGTGCAAGTCCAAACAGTATGACATTTGATGAAATTATTGCCGCAATACAAAAAGTAAAAGATTCAACTGGTGTAGGCGTTATTGGTATTGAAACACAAAGCTCAATTGTTGAACAGTTTGAAAAACATAAGGAAATTTTAACTCAAACTCAAGAAATCTTTATGGACAATGTTGCTGTAACAGAAGAGTATAAAACAGCATTAACTGAACTTGGTATTTCTGCAACAGAATTAAATGAATGTTTCTATGAAGCAAATCCGCTTGTTGTAAAAAATACTGAAAAACTTAAAGAACTTATAAAGAACACAAAAAACAATACAGCAAACAATACAAAATTAGCAAAAAGCCAAGCAATGCTTAAGTACACAAAATTGCAGAAGCAAACTCAAGATTTAGCAAAAAGATATAAAACTTTAACATCCGCTGAAAAATCACAGTTAAAGGCAATGTATGAAGAAATGTCAGTTTTGCAGAAAAACATTGCTAAATATTCATTACTTGAACACCAACTTCTTGGAACAGCTAATGCATATGAAGAGTTTGCGAATGCTCAGGAAATAGACAGTAGCAATACTTATACAGAACAAGCTCAAGATATGGCTAATGCACTTGCAGAAGCTTTTAATTCAGCAAAGCTTGGTACAGAAAGTGCTCAAGCCGCAATTAAAGGTCTTGTGCCAGAGAGTGTATATAAGGATATTGACATTCTTGATGATAAAATGCAAGCTATATACGACTATTTCAACGGTGGCACACTTTCAAAATATATCACAATAGAATACAATGATGATGATCATAGTATTGAAAGAGTCGAAATAACAATGGAGAATATGAAAAAATTCTTCGAAGATGGCAAAACTAATGGTGTGTTTACTGGAACGTGGGATGAGTTTGATTTAGACCCAACAATTAATAGTTTAGACCAGCTTGCCGAAAAGATGAATGTTACAAAAGAAGTGGCATTCGCAGTAATGCAAGAAATGGAAAAATATGATATTAATTGGCTTGGTGGCGATTTTACTACATTACTTGACAGACTTTCTCCAGATTTTAATAGCCTTGAAAATGAGATTTACAAAACATCTACTGCGGTGGCTGAACTTGAACAGGAATTCATTAATGGCACTGTCTCGGAAGAAGAGTATGGCGAACAAGTTCAAAAGTTATCTGTTCAAATGAGTGACTTAAACGAAGCGGCAAAAGAAAAAGCTTTGTCATATATAGAACTTAATAAAGAGATTACTGATGTAACTACAGAATTACAAAATGCACGAAAAGAATTAAACAAAGATCCAGAGAATGAAGAGGCTTTAAATACTGTTAAAGAGCTATCAGAAAAATACAAAGAGCTTGCAATACGCAAAGCCGAATTGGGCAATTTATCTGAACTTGAAATGGCACAGGCACTTGAGGCGGCGAGTATAAATGCAGATAACTTAAATGACTCGTTAAGAGAAGTTGATGGCAATATAGAAACTACAATTGAAGGCTTAGAAAAAACTTATGGAATTATTGCTAATATAAACTCTGATGGTGGTATTGAACTTTCTATGTCAGGCTCTATGAGCACAGAATTACAAGAACAATTAAAAGGTATAGGAGCTCTTAAAGATGATGGAACTATTGATATATCTCTGTTCTATAATACTTTAAATGACGAGCAAAAGAAGCAATTTGATTCACTTAATGAGCTTACTGGTAAAAAGAACTTAATCGAATATGCAATGAGCATGGATGGTGAAGACGCAGTGCAAGAGGCTCTTGATGGTATTCTTCAAGTATTAACTAATATCTTTGAGCAACTTCAACAGCACCCATCTCTTACTATAAATACTTCTTCAGCAAAAACAAATGTAGATAGTGTTTTAACCTCATTAAAAGACATTGTAAATGGCACATGGGATAAATCTGTAACTATTACAAGAACTATAAAAGACCGTGTATCAAGTATATTTGGTTCTGGTCAAGCTAACGGTAATGCAAATGTTAAAGGAAATGCGTATGTTAATGGTAAGTTTGGAGCACCAAAAACAGAGGAATCACTTGTTGGCGAACTTGGCCCAGAAATGCGTGTGCGTGGAAACAGATGGGAATTACTTGGAGAAAATGGTGCAGAGTTTACAGAAGTTAAAAAAGATGACATAATCTTTAACCATAAACAAACAAAACAACTCCTTGAAAATGGTCATATAAATTCTCGTGGAAAGGCATATGCTTCTGGAACAGCGTATGCTGGTATTAACACATGGGTAAGTGGCTATCACGATACAAGTGGTAGCGGCAATGGAGATAGTTCATCTTCAGATGACGCTAAAGACGAATTCAAAGAAGTCTTCGATTGGTTTGAAGTTAAACTTGAAGAAATCAATGAGTTACTTGATTTATGGGCTGCTCAACTTGAAAATATAGTTGATATTTCTGGCAAGGGTGCAAAGATAGATAGTATTATTGACCAAAACAAATATAAGCTTGATATACTTGCACAAGGTCTTAAGCTTTATGAAAATTATACAAATCAATTATTAACTGATATTCCTGCACAGTATAGAGAGGCTGCCAAGAACGGAAAAATTGCAATAGAAACATTTGCTGGCGATGCTGGTGAAAAGACTCTTGAAGCAATAAACAATTATAGAGACTGGGCTCAAAAGGTTGCTGATGTTAAACAGCAAATGGAAGAACTTACTCAGACAATTGCTGATTTAGCTAAACAGAAATTTGATATTATTGATGAAGGATATGGTAATAAAATAACTCTTATGGAGCTTCAGATTGACAGGTTGAAAGATTCTGTTCAGTTGATAGAAGATAAGGGTAATATTGCTGCTTCTCAATATTATGATGCAATGACTAATATAACAAATGATAGAATTAGCAAATTACAAGAAGAACATAAGCTGTTACAGAAGTCGTTAGACGAATCTGTTGAGGCTGGAGATATTGCTAAATATTCTGATAGATGGTATGAAATGGTTGAAGCAATATATACTGTTGACCAAGAAATCATGGAATGCACATCAGACCTTGAAGAATTCCAAAATGCAATCAATGAAATTCATTGGAATAATTTTGATGAGTTAGTTAACAGACTTGAGTACTTACAATCAGAAACTGATAGCTTAATTGACTTAATGGAGCAAACTGGTGAAATTATTGATTATCCAAAAGATAATGAATACTGGGGAGCAAAGGATGTTGCGTGGAGCAAAGAGGGCATTACATCTTTAGGATTGTATGCTCAAAAAATGGAAATTGCTGAATACACATCTGAACAATATGCTAAGGCAATTGATAATCTTAATAAAGATTATAAGGCTGGTAAGTATAGTGTTAGTGAATATCAGGAGAAACTTGATGAATTAAAACAAGCTCAGTATGACTCAATTAAAACCTACTATGATGCTCAAGATGCAATTGTAGACCTTAATAAAACCAGAGTTGATGCAATAAAAGATGGCATTAATAAGGAAATAGAAGCATACGAAAAACTTATAAACAAAAAGAAAGAAGAGCTTAGTGTCGAAAAGGATATGTATGACTTCCAGAAAGATATAGCTGAGAAACAAAAAGATATAAGTGCAATTGAAAGAAAAATATCAGCATTATCTATGGACAATTCCGCTTCAGCAGTAGCACAAAGAAAGAAACTTGAAGCAGAACTTGCAGAAGCTAAAAACACTCTTGATGAAACATATTACGACAGAAGCATCACAGACCAACAAAACGCCCTTGATAAGGAACTTGAAAGCTTTAAAGAACAAAAAGATGCTGAAATAGAAAAGTGGGAAGAATATTTAGAAGATGTTCAAAAAGTTGTAGCAGATAGTCTTGGTATTGTGCAGACAAATGCTATTGGTGTTTATGACACATTATCTGAAAAGGCTTCTGAATATAATTTAACATTGTCAAATTCCATAACAACTCCTTGGAAGGACGGTATGAATGCCGTTAGTTCATATCAAGAAACATTTAATACTGCTTCAAGCTCTACATATGAACAGCTTGGTAATATTAAGCAACAGTGGCAAGATATTATTGATTTAATGGTTAAAGATGCTAATGTTGATATTAGTAATCAAAAAGTTGACAATCAAACTCATGTTGCCGCTGAAAAGAAACAGCAACCTACAAAACAAACTACTACTACACAACAATCACAATCAACTTCTGCAAAATCTGCTCAACCAAGCACATCTGCAGGAAGTACAATTACAGTAAAATCTACAGCAACACATTTTGCTACAGGTCAGCGTATGGCAAGTTTTGTTCCTGGCGGTAGTTATACCGTATATCAGGATAATGGTGACAGAGTTCTGATTGGTAGAAATGGTGCTTATACTGGCTGGATTTACAAAAAAGATATTCAAGGATATGCGTCAGGCACAACTGGTGTAAAGAATAATCAACTTGCATTGATTGATGAACTCGGTGAGGAGTTAGTTATGCATGCAGATGGAAATGGAAAGCTTACTTTCTTGTCAAAAGGAAGCTCGGTAATTCCACATGACATTTCTGAAAACTTAATGAAGATTGGCTCAATTGACCCTCAAGAAGTTTTAGACAGAAATAGAGCATCTATCAGCATTGCACCAAGTGTTGCAAACAATAATGTAAATATAAACATTAGTTATGGAGATATTTTACATATTGATAAGTTTGATGGAAACAATCCTGAAGACATAGCTAAACTCGTTGAGGCACGATTTAATGAACACACTAAGAGCTTAAACAACTCGTTGAAAAAGTATGTAAGATAAATTTATATTATTAAGAGGGGAAATCTCCCCTCTTAATAGTTTTTATAGAAAGGTGTGATATTTTATGAGCAGCTACCACTCAAGTTTTACTTATCTTGGGAAAAATTCTATGGAAGATTACGGCTTGATTATAACGCATTTAGATAATTATGATAATGGCGAAGTAGATAGTTTTTTATCATTAGACCCAGTTTATCGTGATTCTTATAGGGGAACAAAAAGAACATTATATGGAACAAAATACAACAGTGTAATTTTATTAAACATTACAGTTATAAATATGGACAAAAGCGAATTTACACCAGAACAAACTCGTTCTGTTAATAGATGGCTAACTGGCTCGCAGCAATATACGTGGATGGATTTATATCAAGGTGAAGAAGCACAATATAGATTGCATTGCTATGTAAAAGATGTTAAGCCGTACAAAATGGATTCTCGTATTATAGGATTTAATATTTATATAGAATCAAGCTCTCCGTGGTGTTATAGTCAGCCACAAAAAGAAACAATTCAGATTGCTGGTACAACAACATTTGAATTACAATGTGAAACTGATGATGTTTATAGTTATGTCCCTTTGAGAGCTATATTTAAAAAAAGCACAGCTGCAACTGTATCTGGCAATGGTGACGTGGTAACTGTTAACTCTGCGTCATTGGTGTATGATGAACCTCAAGATGTTGTTAAGCTTACAGATGGAGAGGTTATATACAATCCAAGTACTGGATATATAACTATAGAAAATAATGCATTAAAAATTATAAACAAATCAATAAGCAACGAAACTACAATTGTAAACAATTTATTAGGCGGTGAGATTGTTACTTTAACAGAAAATATGACAATACAATCTGATAATAATAATCGTATTTTTGGAGATGATTTCAATTATACATGGCCAAGAATGAGACACGGTGTAAATGAATTTGAAGTGTCAGGAGATGGAGATTTAACATTTGAGTATATCGTTCCAATTAAAGTTGTGGATTGTGTTGATAAATATGTTGATAACAATTGCGAATAAACAATTAATAACAAATTAATATTTTAGTTAGGAGGGTGTTAAATGAAACTACCTCGTGATTTATTATCTGGGAAATATATAGCTCCCAGATTTTTTTTATGCGAAACAGATAAAACAAAAATATGTCAGTTAGACGTATATAATGCTAACGGCACATTCAAATTTAATTCTTTGTCAGAAATTTCATTTAAAGTTGATAGAACATATAATGATTTTTTGGAAGGACAAAATAAAGTAAATCCATTTTATAACAAAATAGAAGCACTAAGATTAATTTTTGTAGAGGGTTTTGGGTATTTTGAAATACAAGGGCCAAAAGTATCGAGTGACGGTATACAAGAAACAAAAGAAATTACAGCATATTCATTAGAGTATACGTTGTCGCAAAAATATCTGTCAAACTTTTATATAAATACTGGAGAAATCGGATCTGTTGAAGTAACTTATTCAGAGGAGCATAATACTGGTATAATTCCAGTTACATTATATAATCCTACAATGCCTCAATTAAGTTTGTTAAATTTAATTTTAGAAAAAGTATACGGTTGGTCAATAGGTCATGTTGATGAGCAATTGAAAACACTTGGTAGAACATTTGAGGTGGATAGGCAATCCATATATGATTTTATTATGAATGAAATATGCAGCAAGTTTAACTGCTATGTTGTATTTGATACTATAAATAATACAATAAATTTTTACGCAGAATCTTCTGTTGCCAAATTTATTGGAGATGGAGATACAAATACTTTTATTATTTCTCCTCCATTCTATGATGTAGATACTGTTTCTATAGATGGATATAAAACAACGCAATGGAGCTACAATGCATCAACTGGTGCTATAACATTTATAAATACTCCATCAGAAGGCTCGCATATTGAAGTTGTAGATAAATCTTTAAAACCTTGGGAAACAGATGTATGTGTATCATTTGAAAATCTTTCGGACACGATAGACATATCTTATGACGCAGATGATATAAAAACTGTATTAACAGTAACATATGGAGAAGATAATGATATACGAGAAGCAAATCTTGGTCTGCCATATTTAACTGATATTTCTTATTATTATACAGTTGATTGGATGGGGCAAGAGTTATATGATGCCTATACATTGTATTTACAAAAAAGTAACGCTGCTCAATTAACATACACAAAAAACTCAGAAATGATGCAAGACCTTGCAGGATATATTGATTTTGAACAACACAGATTGTCTTTAGGTTATGCAATTTCTCAAGTTAGTAGTACAACAGTAGGAACGTATTATGTTAAAGGTGGTATTGAGCCACAATATTATTATACAGAAGTATCTTTACCATCAGATTATAATGCTAATTTAGAATATTATAGAATTGACACGGCAAATCTTTCAGAAACAAAAGTATCAGATTTATATAATGTTTTTAAAGAATATTTTTCTGCAGGAACAAACACTGAACTTGAGAAAAAATGGTTAGATGACTATAACGCACTTGCTAATGATTTTAAATTTATGGAAAGTAATTTTGAAGCATTAAAAGGTGCATTAGTATCTGTACTTCCTAATAACAGAACAAATAATAGAACGGTAGAAGCAGCTATGTCATCATTTTTAAACATAATGTGGAATGAGGTTGGGAAAGAACCATTAAAATCTTTATACTATGAAACATACAAAAAGGTTCAGGTAACAAACTTGGATGCTGGATGGTCGAATCAAACCAATGAAAACTATCCTAATTATTATCCAGTTACAATTATGTTAAAGTCAATAGAAAAAGCAATACAGGATAGAGATTTATTAATATCAGAATACCAAAACCAATATAATGATGTTCAACAAGAAAATATTGAAATATCAAACAGTTTATTATTAAGCAACAACTTTACAGAAAAACAATTAGTAAGATTGAACTCTTTTTTAAGAGAGGACGAATTAAAGGTTGAAGATATTGTTGAAACAGAATTAGACAACATATTAGATACATTTAAAAATAAACAACACGCAATGGAAGCTGGTAGAATAGAATTACAAAAAATATCAGAACCAAAACTGAGCTTTTCTATGACAATGGCAAACATTTATGCTATTCCAGAGTTTGAACCAATTATACATCAGTTCCAGCTTGGAAATGTTGTAAAGGTTAAACTAAGAGATGATTATATAAAACAATCAAGATTATTACAAGTTGATATTAATTTTGATAATTTGGATGATTTTTCTGCAACTTTTGGAGACCTTACAAATCTTAGAACACAATCTGATATACACGCAGACTTATTAGCAAGTGCTATAAATGCTGGTAAACAAGTCGCTACCAACTCATCTTACTGGACTAAAGGTACAGATAAGGCAAATTCGATTGACTTAAGGTTACAACAAGGCTTGTTAGATACTGTTGAAGCTCTTAAGGCAACAGACGGAACACAAAACTCTTATATAGATAAATATGGATTGCACTTAGAGTCAGTAGACCCATCAACTGGAGAAGTTAGTCCTAAAAAAGTATGGATGGTAAATGATAAGATTGTTTTTACTGATGATGATTTTAGAACATCAAAATCAGTTCTTGGCGAGTATACGATTGATGGAGAAAGCCGTTGGGGACTTATAACTGAATATGTAAATGCTGGTCTTGTAGAAGGCTCAAAAATGATTGGCGGTACTATTAAAATTGGCGAACAGGCTGATGGCTCGTTTGCTTTTGAGGTACATGAAGATGGTTCTGTTACTATGGGAGCAGGAGATCTCGATGGGTATGTTACACAGGATGAGTTTAATTCTGTAGCCGAATTCGAAAAGAGTCTTGGTCAGTATTTAAAATTTGATCCAACGACTGGATTAAAAATAGGACAAGATGATGAAAAGTTTTATGTGCTTATAACCGCTGGTGAAATGGGGTTTTACGACAATAGTAATTCAACAAAGCCAAACGATAAGGTTGTATCTATTGGTAGTAATTCTGCTACTATTAAAGATCTAAAAGTAGAAGATGAAGCTTCTTTTAATTGCCCTACGTCGTTTGGAGATGAAATAAAACTTTTTGGAAATTTTGTTTTAAAAAAAGAAGATGACGGTGGTATGTCATTAATTATTGCTAAATAAAAAAGGGGGTAAATATATGGCATTAAGCGGAACGTTTTCTAATAAATGGAAAGGATATACATATCAAATTAGTTGGTCTGCAACGCAAAGTGCTGCCAATAATACCAGTACAATTACGTGTGTACACAGATTAATTTGTGATTCTACATGGGCATTATATATTGATGGAAGAACTATAACTTGTACTGTTAACTCTGTAAGTAAAACTGTTTCAGCAAGTGCTGTTAGTACAGGTGGTGGTTCTACCATAAATCTGGGAACTACTACACATACAGTAACTCATGCATCAAATGGTACTGGTAGTTTTTCTTTAAGCAGTGTGTACCCAATACAGGCAACAATACAGGGTACATATCAAGCGAGCATTTCTGTATCTGGTAGTGCAACACTTAATACGATACCACGAAGCTCAAGTATGACTTTTCCTGAGTTTACAATGGGGTCTGCGAGCACTATGACAATTAGCGGAGTATCAGGTTTTACTCATACAATTACATATGCTTTTGGAAACAAATCTGGCACTATTGTTACCAAAACTTCTAATACAAGTGTAAGCTGGACTCCTCCATTAAATGACTTAGCAGGACAGATTCCAAATAGTACGAGAGGGGCTGGTACATTAACTTTAATCACATATTCTGGAAATACAGAAATTGGTAGAAGAAACTATACATTTTATTGTAATGTGCCAAGTAGTGTTGTTCCAACAGTAGGGACAATTACATTAACTCCAGACACTATTAATGGCAATAAAATATTAGTACAAAATAAAAATAAACTAACTATTAGTGTTGCAGGATCTTCTGCTGGTACAGGTAGTACTATAAAATCATATACGTTTACTGGTGCTGGAATATCTACAACTACAACAAGCTCAACCGCAGTTATAAATTCAGTATCAAGTAGTGGAACTTTGACATATACAGTAAATGTAACAGATTCAAGAGGCAGAACGGCATCTAAAACATCAACAGTAACATGTTATGGATATAATGTACCATCTTTTAGTACTTTTGAAATTAGTAGAGATAGTAGTAATAATATTAAATGTAATTACAAAGTATCATACTCATCTGTTAACAACACTAATAAGATTACAGTAAAATTTTATTATAAAAAAGCATCAAGTAGTAGTTGGACTGCAGTCACAACTACTTTAGCTGACGCTGAAAAAACTGGATATACAATATTGTCATATGCAAGCGACGAAGTTTACAATGCATATGCCACAGTAACTGATTCTTATGGTGCATCTATTTCTTCAAGCACACAAACTGTTTTTGGTAGTGCAAGAATTATTAATGTCCCTCAAGGTGGTAATGGCGTTTCCATTGGAAGAAAGTCAACAATAACAAGCACCACTGCAGCAGGAAAGTTTGAGGTAGGTTGGGATGCAACTTTTGATAAAGATGTTAATATAGGCGAGAATGCAACTGTCAATGGTAACGCTACTATTAAAGGAACTGCAGCAATTACTGGCAACGTAACAATGAGTGGTATATTAACAACCACTGGTGCAGTTAATATAAAAAATAATATTAATATGGGTGGTCTTAACGGGCAGACAGGAGAACTACAAATTAAATTTTCTAATCCAGAAACATCTACAAACCCACACAACTCATATTTATATGGTGGAAATCCTAAGAGTACAACTGCAATTGGATGTTATGATGGTAAATATGGTAGAACTATTTGGAGCTATAATGACACAAACAATACAATATCTTTTGGTAATGGTAGTACTAAAATATATTTTAATGGCAATGGTCTTTCAAATTTAATAATCGAAGATGGCTCGCAGGGAGATTGGCAGTATAGAAAATGGTCTAATGGTAGAGCAGAATGTTGGCGTGTTGTTAGCGTAAATCCAACAAATTTAAATAATGGTGTAAATACTATATCTATGGATCTTCCATTTACATTTGCTGGTTCGGATTATAGTATTCAAATTACTCCAGCTAAAACTGGACATTATATAAGTGGTGTAGGTGATTGTAACGCAAGTGGAAGTGTTACACATTCAAATACTTCTTTTACGATTTTCTACAGATACAATTATAGTACTGCATATACTGTAAGTTTTAATATTACTATTAATGGCAGGTGGAAATAACTAAAGGGTTACGTTTGTTCGTAACCCTTATTTTTTTTCAATATATTCCATTAGTATTTTGTTAACCAAACTATTGACTGTCCTGCCATCTTTTGTCGCCGCTATTTGTAATTGCAAATGCAAAGATATTGGAACTCTAATTGTCATTGTTTGTGTTGGCTCTTTTTTCATAATATAACCTCTGCTTTATTATAATATAAAAATTTTCTTTAGTCAAAAGTGTTGACATTGAGCACAAATGATATTATGATTATAATAGAAAACGAACACAAACGAATGCAATTGAAAGAAGGGGAGTGGTCATAATGACACTTAATAGAACTCATATAGTTTTATTGTCAATTTTAGGAAAACTGCAAGCAACTTCTGCTGCTACTGCAATTACAACGGAAGAAATTGAAAAATTTTGTCCTTTAGGGAAAAGCTATACTACCCTACATAGAGCTATACGTGGTTTATGTTTAAATGGATATATAGCACAAGGAATAAAAGACGGAAAGTTTCAAACGCATTATATTACAAAAGATGGATTAAAATTATTAGAGGAGGTAAAATAATATGAAAGAACAATTTGGAGTAATAGGTTTGGGTCAAGCTGGAGGTAATATTGCTAATATATTTGAAGGTAAGGGTTATAACACTATATATGTAAATACAAGTTTAGAAGATTTAAACACCATTAAAGGTGTACACAAACTGCACGTAACTGGAGCTGATGGAGCTGCCAAGGATCGTAAAAAAGTATTGCAACTTGTAATGGAATCATTTGGCGATATAATTCAAAAAATAGAAAATGTAATTACACAAAAATATATTATTGTTGTTTACAGCTCTTCTGGTGGTACTGGAAGTGGACTGTCTACTCCAATGCTGAAATACCTTACTCAGATTGGCAAGATATGCATTCCTGTAGTAATATTACCTGATGATACAGTCGAGTCTGCAAAAGCCTGTGAGAACGCATATAACGCATGTGTAGAATTAATGTCTATTCAAGGACTTGGTGCTACTTTTTTATTAGATAATTCACGAAACGATAAGTTTACTATCAATAACAAATTTGTATGTGAACTTGATTCTTTTATAAATATAAAAAATTCAAGTGTATATGGTAATATAGATATGGCAGAACGCAAACAAATGTTATCTTGCCCAAACGTAGCTGTACTTAGTAAACTAAGCAAAACAAAAAGTACAGCCCCAGAAATTATAGAATCATTATATAATGGAATTTATGCAGAGGTAGAAAGCAAAACTGCTTATTATTTAGGGATAAGTACATCTAACAAATCTCTTGATATTAATAGTGTAGTGTCTGCTATAGGTGGAGTTTATGATACATTTTCTGGTATATCAGAAGCTACAACTGTATCAATAATAACTGGGCTACAATTTCCACAAAAAAGAATTTTAAAATTTAAGAATAAATTTGAAGCAACTGTCAAGAATATAAATGGTAGCAACTTCATTCAAGACTTGACACCGTTAGAGCCACTAAAGGGGTTATCATTTACAAGAGAGCAAGCTACGCCTACTAACCCAAGGGACTTGCTGATGATGTTATTAAATGGATAAAAATAAGGACTATCAATTACGATAGTCCTTATTTTTTTAGCTATAATTACTCGCAATAATTATAGTATGCGTAAATAAAAAATACATGACTATTTTTCATATATATGATATCATATTTTATTTTATAATTCAACAAAAATAAAAGAGCCAAAAGGCTCTTTCTAATACTTTTTATATTTAGGTTTTATATCCTTATACCATTTGCATATTTTGTGCAAGAATTGGATAGTCACACTAAGTTCAACAACCCTTCTGGAGTATGATAGAACCGTGTTATTTTCTACTGCTTGTTTTAAGTTATCAGCATTTACAACAATACAACCTTTACGAGAAGCTATTTGTTGCAGATACCCAGCAGTTATCATATTGTCGTACAATTTAGAAAATATATGTGTGTCAAATCTAACTCCTTGTGCCCTTATATATGCTTCACACTTCTTTTTTACGATGGTTTGGTTTGCATGTAATTCTAAATATTGTATCATTTTTTTTACAATCGCTTCTTTGTTTGCATTTTTAAATTGAATGTAATTTGTACACAGTTCGTGCAAGTCGCCCTTTAAAAATATGTCCATTCCCTCATCTTCGTGAACAATAATTTTTTCTACTATAGTTTCAATATGTCTACGTTTTAATGTTTTGTTTGCTATAATTTCATCTAAGATTTGTAATACTGATGTAAGTTCTTTTTTTAAATCAATATCTTGTATAACTTCTTCTTCAATATCGTTTAATCTTGTTAAAATTGATTGTAATTCGGTATATTTGTCGTTTATCATCTTTAAATATGTTTTATCCATAAATTCTTTCATTGCACGATCTGACATACTTTCGTGCATCCTTTGTTCTATTAACATTTCAATTTCTTTTTCTATTCTATTTTTATCTTTGTGTAATATTTCAAAATTATTTTTTTGGTAGTCTTTCATTTTATTTTTTGATTCAAGCTTTAAATCTGTAATAGCTTCTGATAAATTATTTCTACAATGCTCTAAAAAGTAAATTAAGGCAGTTGTAAGATGCTCATCGTTTGTTGAGTGACTTGTACAATAGTCCGTGCCCATCATATGATATTTGCGACATACATATCTTTGAGTTTTAGCACTTCTACTTGGTGTTAACCTTGTTCCACAATCTGCACAAAATAATTTGCCAGCGAATACAGTTGGTCCTTTTTCTGAGCTTCGATAATTTGAATGAGTTCTTTCTGCTAAAATTTCTTGAGCAAGTTTAAATGTTTGTTTATCAATAATCGGCTCGTGGACATCTTCGAATCTTATTAAATCTTCTTCTTTTTGTTTTATAACTTTCCCATTTATTGTTCTTCTTTTACTTTTCCCCAGAGTAAGAACACCTATGTAAAAATCATTTCTGAGTATTTTTAATATAATAGCTTGACTCCAAATGGTATTAGATACATCTTTTTTATAAACACGCCCAAGCCTCTCCATTTTTAATTTTAAATTTTGAGTGCAAGTTGGGACTTGACGTTCAGTTAATATCCTTGCTATTGCTTTTGCTCCATAGCCGTTTAAATACATATCAAATATTTCTTGAACATAAATTGCACAAGTTTTGTCTACATAATACTTTCCTTTTACAAAAGGATCTAATTCATATCCATATGGAACTTGAGAGATATATCTTCCCTCTTTTTGCATTCTTTCAATTGCAGCTCTTATATTTTTACTTGTATCTCTAATATATTTTTCATTTACCCAAGTATTAATACCAACCATATCATGGGTACGCTCGTCGAAAGTATCATAACCATCACTAATTGTTATTACTCTATTTCCATCTTCTTGAATGTTTTCTAAAAATAAATTAACTTTAGAGCCCCTTCTTCCTATACGTGATAAATGTTTTGCAATAATAACTTTAACCTTGCCGTTATTTAAGTCATTTTTTAATTCGTTAAAACCAGGTCTGTCCATAGAATATCCGCTATATCCATCATCTATATACCAATTTGTAATTACAAACCCGTTTTTAGATGCCCAATCATCTATAATAGCTCTTTGATTTGTTATCGAAGTACTTTCATCTTCTCCATCGTCTTTTGATAAACGCAAGTATCCAACCGCATCTATTAATTCTTGTTGTAATAGTTGTTCTATTTTTTTATTTTTCATATCGTATACACCTCATTGTTATTTTTCTATATACCTTATTGTAACATGATATATATGACTAATCAACATTTATAAGTTCTTCTAAACAATTTAATATCTTTCCTTTACCAGATATTATTAAAATCAGAGAAATATCTTTAGAATTAAATTCACTTCTTATTTTTTTTAAATCTTCTTGAGTTGTGTCGTTTGGTAAATATTTTATAATTGCATCTTTTGTCATAATACCTCCAAAAAAAATAAAGACCCTATAAGAAAATTACTCCCATAAGGTCTTTATATAGTTTTAAATTAATTTTGTATTGTTTATTTTACACCAGTTGAGCCGAAACCGCCAAGTCTTTCTGCTGTTGTGTTATCATCATCAGTAGTAAGATAATTGATAAACATGCCCTGTGCAATTCTGTCTCCTTTTTCAATAATATATGGAGTGTTGCCAAGGTTAAGAAGATTAATTCCGATATTGCCGTCATTATCTGGATTAGAGTAATAATCGCTCTCAACCCAACCCTGTGTGTTGGCAAGCATAATAGGTTGTTTGCCCATTGAACTTCTTACGTTAATTAACAAAGCTTCGTTATCGTTAAATTTTGCTTTAACGTCGGTCCAAATTAACGCAGACTGCATAGGCTTAATTGTAACGTCTGTTGATGAGTAAAAATCATACGCAATAGATGATTTTGTTGCTCTTGTTGGAAGTTTTATTTCACCTTTAGTTTTTCTGTAATCATCAGAAACTACTTCGAAATATCTATTCATTTGTTTATACCTCCTGATATGTTAATTACAAAAGAAACAATTAAGCAAGTCAAGACCATCTTCGTCTTCATCAAACAGATTGATTGCATCAATCCAAGGACAATCTAATTCAGTTGAGAAAGTATCATAGTCATTTAGGTACTTTTCAAGAAGATCAATTGTCTTATCAATTTGTTCGTTTGTGGCAATAATTGCATCTTCAAGCTCTTTTGTGCGAGCTTCCTGTTCAGACTTCTTTTTTAATTCTGCAGCCTTAGCTGCATCTTCTTTCTGTTTAGCTACACAATTAGCTTCACACTTACTTCTGTCTACGATTGTGTCATATGTCTTTCCGCAAATGCCGCACTTATACATTTTGTTTTCATTAGTTGTCATAAAAATCTCTCCTTTAATGCTTGTTTATTTTTATTTTATATTTTTAATATAAAATAATTATCTTTTTAACCAATTACTATACTCTGTTAAGAGTTTTGTATACATTTCAGTCTCATTAACCTTTTAATATCTGCAAATTTTACAAATCCTGTATTATCAATAGGCCTATCATCAAAAACATCGAGTGTTTCAAGATATGAAAAATTATCTCTTCCAATACCAACAAACATTATAAAACAATTATCTGTTGACATAGCACGTACAATCTTGTCAGTTTCTGTCTTATCAAAGTTATCTCCATCTGTAATAAAAATAATAAACTCTGGTATATCGTTAGTAACCTTTGAATGAATTGCATTAAGCACACCAGCGTAACTTGTGCCACCCATACAGAAAGAACTTCTCATAACGTTTCTACTAATATAATCCTCGTAATTTGATTTCTTGCATGGTTTAATCTCTTTGTAATAATCGCTAAATAAATAACATTCCATTTCACCATCGTCATCAAACTTTAACGCAAAAGGGAACAACTTGTTAATTACTTCCTGCATTGTGCCATTTGAATATCTGCCTGACATCGAACCAGAATAATCAAGTACAAGTTTAACTTTTGATTTTAAATTTGTAAAATCAACGTTTGTTTCTTTAGTTAAACTTACAGCAACCTTATCTAACGAAACAATATAATCATCAAGATTTGCTGACTTCTGTTCAGTTTTTGTACTTCTAAATAAATTCATAATACCCATTGCCTTTTTACTCCTTATTTTATATAATATCACACACACCTATTTCAAGTGTGTTATCTATAATTACTTTATATCCTCTGAATGTATTATCAGATGTATACATTGCTCTGTGATTTATTTTGTCGTTGTTGTGTAGCAACATAAGCGATGTTTCGCTGCATTTAATCACTGGAGTTTTTCCAGTTTGTACAATAAATATTTCGCAATGCCTTGTAATCCATTCAGGATCTATGTTAACAAATTTTATCATAATATATTTCTCCACCAACTATATATACCGTTCTGCTCTATTAATACAGTACCCTCAAATACATCTACTGTATCGTTAAATTCTGGAGAGTACTCATCAACAAGGAAAATTCCTTTATTAAAAATATCATCATAACACTTTACGTTATATTTTGTTTTATTTGACACTTTGTTTTTAAAATGTAAAATACAACACTTGTATCTTTTAGAACCAATTGGGTCTGCACTTACTGGTAAAATAGATGGATGAAACATTGTTGTTTTGTTCTCTATCATTTGTTACTCCTTTATATACTTGTTTAAGTCTAACGGATTTTCTGCTTTATGTTTAGTTTTTTTAGGTTTATTATTTGTAACTTTATAAAGATAATATTCGGTACGGAACATATTTGATGTAATAATGTATATTAATATACCATTAATATCTTTATATTGTAACCATAATATTTCTTCTTTAGGAATGTTTATTGTAGTATTCATTATTACTCCTTAACAACACAGTAAAGAGAGCAATGACAATAACCTTCTTCGCCACGTTCAACTTGATCTCTGAACTCCTTACACATACATTTTGTATCAGGTGTTTTTTGAAGTCTACAAGGACAATAGTGGTTATTATCTTCTACTGCTTTGCGTATTCTTTCATATTCTTCTATATCTGGGTTTTTAATTATCCTTAACATATTTCTCGCCTCCATATATGTTGGTTTGTACTTGCAAGCACAACACCTTCTTCTATATGATTTGATGCTACAAGTTTTTCCTTATATTTGCCGTATTTAATGTAATTTACAGATGTATTATTCATTAAATACTGTACATAATCAGAATCCTTATCGTGTCCAGTATACACAATTGTTAACAGGTTGTTTTCGTGTGCAGCTTTAATTGCAAGTATAAGCTCTTCTAATTGTAAGCTCCATTCTAATCCAGCAAAAATAATACCTTTATGAAATGGGTTGTTTTTAGCAATATCTATTAACCCTTGAATTGTTATTTGTTTTGTAGGCATTTTTTTTACATGCTGATTAAAACAATTTTTACAATTAAAATTACAATCACAAGCAGAGATGAGAACCCCTATAAAAGGGGCATCTCCCATTCTCTCTGTTTCAATATATTTATAATTAATCTTTTTCTGGTTCAAGCTGTTTTCTTTCATAGAATTCCTCTGTCTTTCCATCATTATAATCATCAACACATCTAAGATAGCCTGTAATACGCTGATACATTTTTAACTTTGCCTTACATATTGGACATACATCAACCTTATCTGCAATATATCTGTGTTCAGGACAATATCTATTAAGAGGTGAAATACTTACATATGGAACTTCATACTCCGTGCATACTGTACGCACAATCTCTTTTGCTGTTTCACCACTAATAGCTCCATTACAGAATATGTGAATTACAGTACCACCAGTAAACATTATCTGTAAATCTTCTTGATGGTCGAAAGTTTCTTTAATACTGTTAATTTTACCTACAGGAATATGACAACTGTTTGTATAATAAGGAGATTTCTTTGTACCTCTTGTTATAATATCTGGGAAGGTTTCTTTGTCTTTTTTTGCGAGTCTGTAACAGGTTGACTCTGCTGGTGTTGCTTCAAAGTTATAAAGGTTTCCTGTCTCTTCCTGAAACTCTAAAAGCTTTTCTCTGATATGATTTCCTACGTCTAACGCAAATTCTTTACCTACATCAGTAAGAATATCAATTCCTTCTCCAAAGAAGTTTTCACACATTTCATTCATTCCAACAATACCTATTGTACTAAAATGATTTTTCATTGTGCCTACATAAGTATTAAACGCAGGGATAATATTTGTGCTAATAACATTTTCCTGTAACCATTCACGTTTAATTTCAAGGCTTTCCTTAGCAACATTTAAAATTCTATCAAGTTCGGCATAAAACCCTTCTTTGTTGTTCTTATTATTATAAGCAACTCTCGGCAGATTAATTGTTACAACACCAATAGAACCTGTGCTATCACCACTACCAAAAAGACCACCGTTTCTTTTCTGAAGCTGTGTTAAGTCTAACCTTAAACGACAACACATACTTCTTGCATCTTCAGGCTTCATATCGCTATTAAGGAAATTTGCAAAATAAGGATATCCATATTTTCCTGCCATCTCCCAAAGCAACTTGTTGTTAGGATTGTCCCAGTCAAATCTTTCGTGAATGTTGTATGTTGGGATAGGATAAGCAAAAGGTCTGCCATTACTATCACCCTTAATCATAAGTTCGCAAAAAGCCTTATTAAACATATCCATTTCTGCCTGACATTCACCGTATGTAAAGTCTGCTAACTCACCACCAACAAGTGCACATTCTTCGAGCAAATCATTAGGTGGTGTTAAATCTAATGTAATATTAGAAAATGCAGGTTCTGCACCGCCACGACTATTAGAATTTATACTAAAAATAAAATTCTGTAATGACTGCGTAACTTCTGAATACTTTAAGTTGTCAATCTTAATAAAAGGTGCAAGTAATGTGTCAACAGAACTGAACGCAACTGCACCCATTATTTCGTTCTGATATACAGTAATAAGGTTTGCCATCTGATTAAGGATAGAATCAAAGTGGTTTGCTGGTGCAGATGTTGGAATATTCTGAACACCGTGAACACCTTCCTGTATAAGCTTTCTTAATGAATATCCACAGCAATAAAGGGTAAGTCCTCCAAGGTCGTGAATGTGCATTAAGCCATCAAGATATTCCTTTGATATATAATCAGGATATACCTCTCTAAGCCAATAGTCTTTTGAAACTTCTGCAATAATATGTTTACCAAGCCCACCATAAGAGTACGGAGAATTTGAATTCTCTTTTACTCTCCAGTCCTGCTGTTTAAGATATCCTTCTACAATACTTTTACTACTCTTCATATTTTACATCCTCCCTTAATCCATTTAACTGCTTCCATATAATTCATAATTTTATCATCAACTTTAAGCATAGGCATTGTAGTAAATCCCATTTCAACCATTTTATCAACATCATCAAAGATTTCATAAGAAATACCTAATTTGATTAATTCTTTGTTTAATGTATCGCACTTCAGACAATGCGATGTAAATAATGTTACATTCATTGTTCTGTCACCCCAAACTCATAAAAAATATTTTTAGCAAGCTCACCATCATTGTTTTCAAAAATTATATCTATAGGATTACTAAGATTAAGACTGAGTAATCCAAGTAGCGATTTGCCGTCTACTTTGTATTTTCCTGAAACAGCATCAATATTGTTTTGTGACTTGTTTGCCATAGTGCAAAATTTTTGCACTTTTGGAATTGTATCAAGTAATACTTTCATATGATTCCTCCCCTGTTTTGTTATTATTTATATAATCAGCAATCTGTTTGACTACTTGATCTATATCTTTGTTAGCATCTATTACTATCATTTTAATATCTCTATCTTCGTTGTTCTTATAATGCCATACTGTTTTGTTAAGTTTATCTCTCCAACTAAAAGCTTCATCTGTATATAGTCTTGACACTATTGCACTATCAGGTGAATGTCTGTTTCTCATTCTATCTATTCGTGTACATATAGATGTATCGAAATAAATAACAACTATCTTCCTGTCTGTTTCATAGCGTTTTAACAACTCATCAATTCCATCTGGGTCAATAGTATAAATATCTGCCAAATCTATTTGATATTTTGTAGCCGCATATTCATATCCATTATATTTAGTATATGCCATTATTTCTTCAAGCTTAGAAAACTGCTCTTCATTAACAAATATATGTGTTGTTTCATCTTCGCTACGCTTAAGTCTTGTTGTGTAACTTATTACAGATGAATATCCACCCACGCTTGTTAATACATTTTCAACAGTTGACTTTCCACTTGCACTGCGACCACAAAATAAATACAAAGGCTTACTCATACCATTCACCTCCAGAAGGTTGTCTTTCCTGTGCTTTAATATAAGCCTTGTAAACATCTGAAAGTTTGGGTGCTAACCCACAACTCTTATATTCTGTACAAAACGGATATCCTAAACACTTCTGACACTTCGGAACTAAAAAACTTGAAAACTTTTTGCATTCATCGTTATAGCCAGCCACACACGCTTTCATTTTTTTAGCAAGCTTTCTAATTTCCCACTGGGCTCTCGTACAAAGACGCTCGTTACAAAAATAAATAAGCTCTCTACCATTCATTTTCACCTCAATAACAGTTTCACAAGCGTTAGGTAAAAGATATCTCGCATCTTCTGCAGGAATACCATATGTATCTGTTAATGTCTTGTATGCAAGCTGTATATGAGTTATTACATCATTATAAATACTTAATGCCTTATCATCATTGTTTTTTATTGTGTCTGGAATAACATATTTAAATCCATCCTCTACACAGTACCTCTGTGATCTCTGTGCGTAGCTTGCATGTCTGTGTCTTACTAATTGATGTGTAAGTGCTCTACTTATGCCACTAATGTGAAATGTAAAATCTGCAAACTCAAGAACGCTATGATGACCACTGTTATAACAATTATTCATAATCTTACCGTTGTCATCTGGTGAGCTATCGTAGCAGTTAGCGGCAGCTCTTTCAATGCTTTTAACTGGATTTACAGTACATTCTGTTAAAATAACTTCCATTAACTTTCCTCCATTAAATTAATTTTGTGCTGTTTCATCAACAGGTGTTGTAGTCCCATCTGGGTTTACTTTACGAGATACACCAGTCACACAGAAGCCTCTAATGTCCTTGATAAGTCTTTTCATATCATTGGCAGTAGGCTTTTCTTTTTTGTATAACTGCGTGATCTTGTTTAAGATTACTGTACAAGCAGCCTGAGCACCTATTAACATGCCTTTATTAAACTCACGCTCAAGATGCTGTTTTACCATTGCTTCAAGCTCTTCGTTTTTTACTTTATCATTCATGTTTTTACACCTCCTCTAAATGAACTATATATATTATACCACATTAATTTTGTATTGTCAAGAGGTTGAGTCAACTTTTTTGCCCAACCTCTTTTATTTTTTTATTTTAACTTTTTAAGCTGATATTTTTTCTTTAATTTAATTAACCAATCCTTATATGGTTTCATTTTATCAACAATCATTTTGTCTTCTCCGTCTTTCTTTCCAAGAATTACAACTTGCTTACCTTTAGAAATTAAATCTTGAAACTTCTTTAAAGCATCTGGCCATATAGTAACTTCAATTATGCCGTCACCAGAATAAATATTAGCAAACGCAAACTGCTGTCCTTTCTTGGTTTTCTTTTTCTGAATTTTAGATACAACACCTGCGATAACGCATTTATCGCCAACATCATAATACGAGAAATCTTCAAGAAACTGGTATGCTTCTGCAAATGGATTTTCTTCTGTTACAAATATCTGTAACGTTTCAAACTCCCAAAACTTTTCGTCTTGCAAATATTTTTCTTCACATTGTTTAATATACTGTTGATATTTTTCTTGTTCTTGTCTGTTAAAATCAACTCTGCGTTTGTTATTATATATTTCTAATATTTTTTCTTTGTCCATTTTTCTTTTATTAATCATATATTTAGATGTATCAATATCCCATTCTAAAAGCAGTTTTGTTTTTGATGGTAATGTTTTACATTTTCATATTCTTTAATAGTATATTGTGATTTAAAGTAGTTAATTAAAAATGTTTTTTTGTTTTTAACTGGTATAGCTCCAGACTTAACAAGGTTAATGATTTGTACTTTTGTAGGCTGTATACGCTGTACAAAGTTATCAAATCCTTCAAACTTGCCGTTAACATTACGTTCATTGATAATAGAATATGATACTGTTTCTCCTATTCCAGTCACCGCAGATAAGCCAAAAAGAATTTTATCATCTACAACAGAGAAATTTATTCTTGAATTATTAATGCTTGGTGGAAGAACTGTTACGTCAAATTGTTTTGCATCTAAAATATGTTTATTAATCATACCAGGCTTGCTCTTATTCATATTAAACAAAGCATTAAAAAAGTGAGTTGTGTAATGCTTTTTTAAGTATGCTGTTTGTAAACAAAGAACTGCGTAGCTATATGAATGTGAGGCATTAAATAGATATCCACCTTTAGTTGCAAGCTCGTCACTAATTTGTCTTGCCAACTCTTCACTATATCCATTGTCAATTATTTCTTGGTATAATTTAGCAGACTCTTGTTTTACAAGTTCTACATTCTTTTTACCAATAGCCTTACGAAATAAGTCAGCACCACCATAACTTCTGCCACCAAATTTTCGCACAATATCCAAAAGTTGTTCTTGATATATCATACAGCCAAATGTACCACCTAATATAGACTCCATATCTGGATGTATATATTTAACTTTTTCTGGATGTTTTGAGCACTCTATATATTCCTCAAGTGCCCCCATTGAGTCTGGTCTATATAGAGCAAGTACAGCAGAAATCTGAGACAAGTCTTTAGGCTGTAATCTTAATAATAAGTCTTTCATCCCTGCACTTTCTACCTGAAATACTCCGTTGGTCATAGCACTACTTAGCAATTCATACGACTCTTCATCAAATTCAAATTTGTCATTATTAATGTCAATTTCCCAATCAGATATATTTGCTCCATTCTGAGTTTCCTGAACAAGACCTAACGAAGCTACACCTAAGATGTCAAATTTTACAATAGATATTTCTTCTACTATACGCTTATCTACTTGTATAACGTGCTCTCCCTCTGGGCCAAGCTTCATTGGCATAAAATCTGTAACCTTTCCGTCAACAATACCAACACCACCTGCGTGGATTGATGTTGTTTTTACACGTCCAGAAAGATGACTTGCGATGTCAAGTAGATCTTTGTACTTAGGGTTGCTTGCAATCTCTGGATTGTTTTCAAGACATTCTTCAAATGTAGGATAAACAAAAGTCTTACTTATTTTGTCCATTTCTTTATACGGAAAACCTAATACTTTTCCAACATCTTTTAAGGCTACAACAGGTGTAATAAATGAAAAATTAATAATCTGACATACTCTATCTTCTCCATATTTTTCTGTAAGATAATTAATTACTGCACTTCTATCATATACGTCTGTGTCAGTATCAGGCATACTAATTCTTTCTGGGTTTAAAAATCTTTCAAAAATTAGTCCGTATTTAATAGGATTTATATTCGTAATTTCAATTGTAAAACAAATTAAACTTCCTGCACAGCTTCCTCTTCCTGCTCCTACTTTATTGCCATTTTCCTTGCACCATTTTACAAAGTCTGCAACGATAAGAAAGTATCCGTCAAATCCCATCTGATGAATTACATCTAACTCGTAATCAATACGTGTACGATACTCTTTCTGCTCTTCCTCACTAAGCTTATCAAACTTACGTTTTTTCCAGCCCTCTTTTATAAGATGTTGAAGATATTCGTAGTTATCACTAAATCCTTCTGGTAAAGGAAATGTAGGCAGTTTAGGAGACTGAAACGGCATATCTACCACGTCACACATATCCGCAGTCTCATTAGTGTTATTAAGTCCGATATTAACTGCCTCTACTCCGATTTGAGCATCGAGAATGTTATGTATTTCATCTTCTGACATTAGATAACAATCATTATAACTTTCTGACATTGTTTCTGTATCATGTGCAACTTGCACTAAACGACCTTGATAGTATAAGTCACTCTTAGTTGCAGCGTGTGAGTCGGTAGTTATAATCCACTTTGTATTGGTTTCTTTAGCCAGTTTAAGAATTTTATTGTTGTATTCTTCTTGGTCTTGATTGTTGCCGTGTGCCTGTAGTTCTAAATAAAAGTTAGGAAACAAGCTTTTATACTCTCTTACATATTCTATACATTTATCATAGTCTTTTTCTCGTGAAAGCTTGGAAGCCAAACAAGCAGATGTGACAATTAAATCTTTTGCATAAGGTTCAATATCCTTAATTGTTATACGAGGTTTGTAGTATTTTCCGTAAAGCTCTGATAGTGTAATCAGTTCATTTAATGCAATTCTTCCTCGTTCATTTTTAGCAATAGCAATAAGATGAAAATATTTAGTGTCTTTATTTTTTTCGGCTCTGTCAAAGCATTCATAAAATTCCACACCATAAAGCATTTTAATTTCTGGATAATCTTTTTTAATCTTATCAAAATAACACCAAGAATATGCATTTCCGTGCTCTGTTATACAAAACGCTTTGAGGCCAATTTCTTTAGCTCTATCGAGATATTCTTTTGGTGTGGCATAACCGTCAAGTAAAGAGTACATGCTATGATTATGTAAACTACTATAACTCACTTATTATTCCTCCTCGTAAGTTTTAATCATATTTAACAACTCAATAACAGTTAATATATACTTTTCAAGACCATCACTTCTATATTCCAAATATCTTGTACCTACACTTTTAAAATCCCAATTTGACTCTTTTTTGTCATACTCTATAAACGCTATAACAAAATTTGATTTCCTGCCAGAACACTCTATAGCATATTTATTTTTTACTTCAGAGCCATCAATTGTCATAGCAGGTTTTACGCTAAAGTTTTTAAACTCAAACATAATCTCAACTCCTTTGTGTATAATATTCATTCAGGATACTCATCAAGAAAATCATATATATATGGGCTATCTAAATAAGAATTTAATGTATTGTATGCTATGTTGATATTGTCACAACAATCTAATACACTTACAAGTTCGTTCTTAAAATCTTCATAATCATCTTTGTCTTTGATTAAAAAATGAAAAACAACCGAACGTCCATCATTTGTCCAATCAATTCCTAAATGATTATCTTCGTCTAACATAAATATTTTAACGTATTGTCCATATCCTGCTTTTTCACCTTGTGTTCCATATACAATATCGGTTTTCATAAATATTATCTCCTTAAATTAATTTTGTATTGTATTACTTTTTTCTTTCTACAGTGACAATAGTATCGTTATGCCAACCTCCGTGAGCAACTAACAATATCTCTACTATTTCAAACCCGTATTTCTTTCCAATACCACCAGAATTCCATCCGCAAGTAATAACAATACCATTAGGTTTGACAATTCTTGCTATTTGCTCTTTTTGTTTTGACCAATAGCTCGCCTGTGTTGTTTCCATATTTACTGTCATATTAAACTTTTTATAACACTCTGATACTTGTCGAGGTGAGAATGGAGGGTCATACAACACAACATCAGCAATATTATCGTTCATTATTTTTAAAAATTCAGTTGCATCCATATGATATGTAGTGTCATACGATGGGTCTAAGTCGTTTGTAATTGTTCCATATTTATTATTATTAGCAAAAGGGTCTACAACAATTTTCACGCCATTAACATACTTTTCTACAAGCTCTTTTATTGGTTTGATTTTAAAAGTGTTTTTGTTAGGCATGTGCCATACTCTGTTTACTGTCATACATCATCCTCCTCATTTAATTTTGTATTGTTGAACTTTATATGACAATTATATCACTTTATTAATACATTTTCAATTCGCATTTTATACAAATTTATATTATAAAATTTGTGTTATTTTTATTAAAAACTCCCAACATATATTGCTGGGAGTTTTTAATAATTATTCACGCTCTGTTAATAATAGCTGTTTTAAAATTTTTTGAAACGTTTTCAACATATCATTATGACCTGACAAGAAATAGTCTTGCATTTCTTGTGTTTTATATAATTTATTAATTTCCATTCTCATATCATCATATTTGCAACCAATTTTACAAACCATTATTAATGTTATTGTTAATATAATTAAACACAATATTGCAAATATACACATAAGTACACCCATATATCAACCCACCTTATCAATATTATTTAACTCACTTTCAAGTTGTGCGATATATTGCTTTAACTCTTGAACATAAGCGGCAATTTCAGGTTCTGTGTACCACTTTCCATCTATAAACATAATATTCACCTCTTACAGCTTCCATATTTCTACATTACAGTCTGTAAAAACATTTTCAATCATTTGATATACAACATTCCAGTTACCGCCACCTCTACAACAGCTCATCATATAAGGGAAAGCAACTGTGTCAATATTGTTATTAATCATATATTCCTTTACAGTATTTAAACATTGCCGCAAATTGTCATAGGAAGTATACTGCTTGCCGTCATAACCATACTTTTCCTGACCGCACATATTTGCAATAACTTGATCAGACGTGGCGTTTGCAAAGTTTACATATCCAAGCTTAAGTAATCCTTTTTCGTAGTCATTACGATACTCGTTATAAACGTGAGGATATCTTTTCTTCACTTCTGCTGCAACTCCGCTACCCATTACACCTTGGCAGTTGCATTGATGACAAATAACTTTCGCTGTTGAGTTAAACAAATTTCCTTGAATTAAATTAACCATATTAAACCTCCACTAATCATCTTTTGCAGTAAGAATTATTTCATCTAATGTTCTTGGCGTATAATTCATATACTTTAACATAGCTCCCACATTCTATGTGTAAATCTGAAATATAAAACTTAGCCAATTAATATCACTCCTTTAATTTAAAAGAAAGCAGTAGTAAAGTCAGATGGCATAGGATAATTGTATTTTTTACAGAACTCAATAAGCATATCTACTGTAACATCTATCTTATTACATTTTTTCTCTATATATGTTGGCTTAACACCATACGCCTTTACCCACTTTTTCTGTATTCTCTTTTTTTTGTGTTTTTTTACTGGCTCGAATTTTCCAGTAGGAACAAGCTCTATGCTGTCAACAGCGAGCTCGTCTGTATGCTTCATAATCTCTTGTATTAATTCTTGCGTTGTCATATTGTTTCCTCCTTAACGAAATATTGAGCAGTCACAAATTAATTCATAATCATCTGCCACGAATTTTATTTTATTGTAGTCAAATATATCTTTCTTTGGAGTTTAATTACTCCAAACGTCAAGTATTTCTACAATAAACTTATCAACAGCTCTATTTAATGCAAGTGTACTAAACATAGGGGCATTAAAATCTTCAATAAAACCAAAAGCGTAAGACTTGGTTTTTTTATCATATATACCAATCTTATATTTAATAGACGCTCCACTACCATCGCTGTATGGAAAGACAGTTCTATCTAACTGTCTTACAACAAATCTTCCCATCCATAGTTCATCTTGTGAAATTGTGCCATTAAGAGTTTTCACAATTTGATTAAATCTTTTTTGTCTTCTTTTAATTAATTTTTTTAAATTTGTTTTCTTTATTAGAGAATCCATATTTTATTCCACCTCACAATTTATAATTTTACATTGCGGAGTTACAACTCCTTTATATTCGTTTAACTCACATTCAACTATTGCATCGAATATAATTATATCGTCAGTTTCTTCCCAAGAATTCATATAGTCGTATAATAAATCACCATTTGATACTTTAAATTGCACAAATTTTATTCCATCTATTTCAAAACAAATTGTGTCAAAATTTTTACCACAAATATAAATATCATCCTTATTGACACAAATATTTTTAATTATTGTTTTAGGTTCTTTTAGTCCTGTACCAAACAACCATTTGGCATCATCTATGTCCTTAATAAAACCAACATCAAGCTCGTCAATGTTAATATCAAAATCACATCTATATATTTTTTCCATATCTACATCTGATAATTTTTCATTAAACCATTTTATAGTTTCGTCAATATCAGAAATTTCAAAACCGTGTGCACTTGGATGTCCTTGGCTCATAATACAATATGGACATTGTGCCAGTGTATCTCTTAAATTTTCTACTGGAGAATCATCAAAATTTCTGCCAGAACCACCAAAGTTTCCATTTTTAACATTTTTACCAAGAAGAACAGGTTTGTTTAATGCGTCACTCATTTTTATTGCAACAAGACCATTTAGAGATTTATCAATTACTTCTGATGTATTTAATATAACTATCTTATTATTATATTGCTGTTGAGCTTCTCTCATTAAAATTGGCAACGCCTTATCTCTCATTCTTGTCTGCTTGCCCTGATATGACTTACACAATCTAATAGTATGTTCATATATATTTTCTTCAATAGGGAATACTTCTCCACGTTTTGTATATTCAAATACTTCATCATCAATTTCACAAAACGCTTTCATAAGCAACGCTCTTTCTTCGTAGGTTGCCAATCTAAGAAATGCATTAATCAGTGGGGTTACAGAAAATGATATAGTGTGTGGAATAATAATTCCTTTTATAGAAAATTCTTGTGCTTTGATTATTTCATTAAACATTATGTTGTTAATGTTTGACAACCCAATATTAATAGTTGCTCTTGTACTCATAGATGTGATATTCATATTATCAGATATGTTAGCTAAAGCAACAAGATCAAGACATACTTCATTATACTCTGTCCAGTAATAATTGTCCAGTGCTCTAACAAAATCCCATGTTATATGTGCTCCACAGGCATTCTTATTATAATACCTATCAGACGTTTGGTTGTTTAATATAATAGCGGAACTTTCTCTTTTATCACTCTTTTCGTGATGGTCAGCAATAATTATATCTATACCATTATCAACCAAACTGTTACATATGTCAATATCGTTTGTTGAACTATCTGGAGTAATAATTAATTTTGTATCGTCTTCGATATCAAAATCTTCGTCTGCTAATCCGTGCGACTTATTGTTTTTATGTAATATTAAGTACACAGGATATTCAGAGTCAAGATGTTTTATGTATTTAAACATTATCGTTGCACTACAAACTCCATCAGGGTCGGTATCAACCAATATACCGATTTTATCTTTTTTTTCAAAATGCTTATCAAAGCAACTTACAGCATCATCAATATTATCTAAATCACGATAATCTTCAATATCATCTTTTGATAAGTTTAAATATCTATCTGCATCATCAACGCCTCTGTTGTTTAATATAGTTTTAACTACATTTGATGTATCATTATTTCCTATCAGTTTATACATATATTTTCCTTTCCTTAGCTTTCTCTTTTGATATACTTTTCTTTTTCGTATAGCACTTCGTTATATAAAACCGTATCTTCTACGTCTTGAGGAAGCTTTCTTCCATCAATATCTATGTCGTTGTATGCTTCTGCAAATGCTTCATCCAACTCTTCTTTTGTAAGACTACAATATTTGTAATCAGAATAGATAGGAGTAACTGACATAAATTCGTGGTCAAAATGAGTAAACCAATAATGACGTTTTTTTATTCTTGTTACCAATGCCCTCTTTCTCTTGCTGTCATATTCAGCCCTTTCAAATTGAGTTGTGTATGGGTTTATCCATCCCATTACGAAAAGTTTTTCATTCATAAAAATTTTCCTTTCTGAATTTATAAGTATTATTTTTTTTCAACAACTGAAATTTATCCCAGTTGTCTATTGGCGACTCTTTTTCATTCAGTATATTGTCTTTGTCATAAATATACCAAACAGGAATTTGAGGAAGAAACTTATCACACTCTGCTTCTATATCATCTATAATTCTGTCTTTGTCTAATGCTAAAATTATTTTAGTATTCAATCTTGTTAAGACATCTACTTGATATTTTGACATTTTACATCCACATATAGATACTGAACCAATGCCGTGTTCGTATGCTAACATTACACTTTTTTCAGACTCAAATACAACAACATAACCTTGCTGTTGTATCATTGAATATGTTTTATTTAAACCAAACATATATCTTGATTTATTAAAACGTGTCATATACAAATATTTTTGCTCTCCACTTTTAAGAGAGTTTGTCATAATCCTACCTTTAATTCCGACAAGATTTTCTAACTCGTCATATAAAGGAAGAATAATCCTATTGCTTTGAGGATCATACATTACCCCAAATTCATTTTGTGTTGTTAAACTAATTCCTTCATCACTCCACATCTTATTAGGATATGGCAGGTAATATTTTAATACACTTTGATTAATTGGAGTTAATGAAAATTCATTCGTTTCATCACCATCTGATACTGACATAGAATCAAGCAGTTGAATTAACTGTAAGCTTTCTGGAGGTTTTTCTATTTCTTGATAATACTCTAAATTAAATAAATCGCAAATAAATTGCAACGCTTTAAAGAAAGAACAATCAAGATTATATGCTACTAAATCAAAAATATCTGTACCACGATTGCTGTTAACCATATTGCGGGTATAATTAACGACTGTTATATTATCGTTTTTATATACTGTAATCGCTGAACAATTATCTCCGTCTTTGTTACCACACGTATAATAATCACCTTTGTTTTTAATATGGTGACAATCAATTGCAACCAATACTGACTCTATTAAGTCATTATTTACAACAAATTCTTTTATGTTCTGAGCATTCACGTCTCAGCCACCTTTCTTTTAAAGTTACCCTTATTATATCACATTAATTTTGTACTGTCAAGTGCTTTTAATTTATTTTTATATTTAACTATTAGACTTTCTAATTCGCTTAATAACACTAATTATAATATCTGTCGCTTTAATAACATCCTCATGCGACAAATAGTGGCTTAATGAAATCCTTATAGTAGATAACGCCTGCTCTTCACTTAATCCTATGTTTAATAACGTTTGGCTTGGTTCTGAAGAATACGATTTACACGCTGAACCCTTGGCTATGATAACGCCGAGCACATCACATAAAGCAACAAGTCTGTCTGCTTCTACATCATCAACGGTTACAGAAATAATATTAGGCAATACATCAAATATTGGGCCATTTACTTTTATACCATTTATTTTCTGTAAACTGCTAATAATATAATTTCTGTAAAGCTCTATATTATAAATACACTTTCGTCTTGTAATCTCTAAAGCTTTGCTAAATGCAGCTATTAAAGATGTTGGCTGCGTACCTGCTCGAATACCTTTCTGCTGACTTCCAGATATTAACGGTTCAATTTCTATGCCATTTTTAACATAGAGAAAACCAATACCCCTTGGAGCACCAAGCTTTTGTCCACTAACACTCATCATATCAATGCCATAATAGTTTACATCTATTTTATACCAAGGAAAGTATTGCGTAGCATCAACAAGTAAAATACAATTGTATTTATGTACTAATTTAGATATTGATTTAATATCCTGTATAGTGCCAGTTTCAGAATTTGCAAAAGAAATTGCTACAATAGATCTCGGTTTTAAATCCATCAATTCGATCTCAAGATAATCAAGTTTTATTTTACCTTCGTAATCTACAATTGCATCACCAACATAACATTTGTTTTTGTGTTTGATTTCATTTTTGAGTTCATTTATAGATGTATGCTCTATTGTTGATGAGATAAAGTCTACATTAAAATTATTTTTATTCAAGTACCCTTTAATAGCTAAACTATTGGCTTCACAAGCACCAGATGTAAAAATTAATTCTTCTGGATTACAGTTAATATCACTTGCGATATATGTTGTTACATTATTTATAATCTGTCTGGCATCTACTCCCATTGAATTATCAGTTGAGGCGTTCCCCCAATGGTTTTTTAACACATCAACCATAGTGTCAACTACTTGAGGATGTGTTTTTATTCCAGCTGACGCATCCAAATAAATTTTTTTGTTTTCTTTCATAAAATCAATTCCTTTCTTTTTTATATATAGTTATTGCGGTGACTGTAAAAACAAATCACCGCAATATAACGAGGAGGTATCCAAAATGGAAATCGAAGATGTTGGTGCTCCTGACCAGACTTGAACTGGTACGGTATCGCTACCGAGGGATTTTCTTCCCACTCCATGTCGCCATGGCCGAGTTTTATTTCAACTCGTTGTGGGCTGGACTATGTCTTAACCATATCTTTTTTGACTTAGGTTGACCCTGTATAGTCTCTACGCACTTCCAATATAATTGGATTGGTACGGCGTTCTCAGAATTGTTCGCCGTTTAGGGGTCATTCACGCAAGAAGTTTCCTTCAAGGTGCTCCTACAAGAAATTTTTAATGTAACAAATTTTCCTTATGTTTTTTAGTGTTTTTGCCTCTGTAATTATCAGTTAAAGCGTGACAATTTGGACATGACAATTCAAGATTTTCTATATCATTGTTGTCTTTGTCTCCATCTTTGTGATGAACCTCAAGAGGTATCGGAACATTATTCCACATTGTATTTAAACAGCGTTCACAAATATGTTCTTTGAGTCCTTCTCTAAGAAGCTTCTTTCTGATTTTATTTGTTTGGATATGATCACTTTTTACATATTCTTCAAACGGCATATATCTATCGCTTTCGTATGTTTTTCCTGAAAGCCATCCTTGCCCTGTAAAATGCGAAGTGTCTAAATCGTATTGCTCTATCATCTGGTGCATTTGAGCAACACTACTGCCAGAGTTTTGTTTATATCCACATTTTCTGGACAATTGAGCATAATTAAAACTTTCTCTTACAAATTGTTCAATTTCTTGCCGAGTAAATCTTTCCCATTTTTTCATACAAATCACCTAATTTTTTAATATTAGACAATTCTTTAAGCGTCTTGTATGAATTTTTTATAAAAGAATTACTTTCTGAAAAAGTCCCTTGTGTCTGCCTATTCCACCACAGGAGCTTGGGTATCTACGGAGCGTGGCCAAGCAGTGACCACCACATCAAAATTGTGCTGCTTTACTCCGTAGAGTGGTGAGACATGAGGGACTTGAACCCTCGACCTAACGCTTAAAAGGCGATTGCTCTGCCGACTGAGCTAATGTCTCATATATAATATATGTTAATTTCGCCATTTTAGATAGCTGGTTGGTCGAACCAACTATCATTAATGACTCGCTCTCGTTGCCCTTATAATATCAATAATTAATAAACGACCAACTTTACACATTATATCTACCAAGTAGGCAACATCAATACTTGAAAAGACTCAACGTGGTCGGCTTGCGAGCGTATGTATAGGCCTGTTGAGTTCTACAATCAACTTTAACCAACCTTTGATTGGTACTCCCTCAAACCTCATGCGGTAATTAGGAGCAAAACTAAGGATAGTGGATATCCAACTATCCGTACAAAACACTCGTCAGCGTTTTAATATATTTTTTAAATATTCCTGTCACTCTTTAAGGTTCTCTGGCAGGCGAACTACGAGATGTTTACAAACTTTTAAGCTACTCGATATCATTTCACTTAAATTGTCAGATTATAGAGCCCCGCTGCTCAAGGTACTTTCTCACAGGTGCTCTCTGGCGGAGAGAGTGGGGTTCGAACCCACGCATCGAATAAACGACCTAATTGTTTAGCAAACAATCCTCTTAACCGCTTGAGTATCCCTCCACTTAATACTTGTTACAAGCCAGCCTTGAGGACAATCCAAGAGCATTAACCATTAACTCTAAAACCTAACATCAAGGATTTTATCAAGCTTTCGTTGGCTATAACAGGCTTACACCGAAGATGCTGTTAGTCTATGCCATATTTACAACTTTAATATAATAAACTTTACACACAGTAAAACTTTGAGTCTTGACTTTTAAACTGTAAGATTTGAAATTTAAGCTTTACAGACACACTTACAAATATGTACAAAGCAGTGTTTGTACATTCTGTTTTATATATCAAATAAAGAAAAATTCTTCTTTCCAATCTTTAAGCTAAAGACTATTAGCATTTACTGCATGTTGTTTTTATTATTATTTTACATCATTTTAAAACACGCAAAAACAAACGATGAATAGTTGTTTAGGATTTTCAGCTTGCAACAAGTAGTTGTTAATAAATATTAATTAAACTTAATATTCAAACTCAATAATTGTAAGAGCATTGCTACAGCTAAGTGCAGCGTCAATCTCTGTTTCAAACTTTGTGATATACTCAGAAAGTTCCTCCATAGCACTTTTGATTTTGATTGGGTCAATAATATCATAAGTGTTATTTTCAATATAGGTCTTTCTAAGAGCCTTCATTGCTTCATCATCAACAGTCATCTTGCTGTCCTTTGGCTGCGACTGAATTACTGAAA